CAAAACTACCTAAGGCGCTATCGCCGCCGCTATTAAGTCCTAAAAGTTTAGCTAGTAGTTTCTTCATTAGTATACCCAGTTTACGTTTTGCGCTTTGTCGCCGTCTATGTCAATATGTACAAAACCTTTGCCAGTTCCTATACGCTTAATTCCTAGCAGCATAGCTATACGTATTATTTCGTAGCGTTGGTTACTGTCTGCTATAGCAATATCTACAGCTTGACCTTTTAGGTGGCTGCTGTTTTCTTTGCCGCCTACATAATTATTATGTTCTTTAGTCCTGTAGCCGCTTGTAATAGCTATAGGCTTACCGTAAATAGTACGCATTTCGTCTAATAATTCTAGTAGTTCCTGGTCCATATTTATACCGCTACCAGGCGCGTCTGGGCTGTCGAATTCTGCTATAGTAAAGTACTTCATTTATTTTTTGTTACGCTTGTACAGTTCGTGCCATTTATAAACGGTGTAGCCTATAGTGGTTAGTAAAAGTGCAATTTTTAAAAGCAGTTCTAGTTCTGTTAATGATAACGCAAAAGCGCCTATATTCATAGCGTAAAGTTTAAAGTCTTGTACTTCCATTGTGCAAAGATAAAAAAATTAAAAACTTAAAACTGTTATTTGAAAGTCCTCTACTCTAGCTGTAGCGCCAGACTTATCTACTTTAACTTGTATTTTAACGCCACTAGTTTTTATAGCGTCGGTTACATAAAATTGGGTAGTTCTACTATACCTTACTTCTGTACCGCTACTAGCTATAGTATCGTGCGAAAATTCTACGCTTTTACTATTGTCTGGAAAATACAAACGGCTATCCATTCTAGTATTAGCGCTGCCTGTAGTAATGTCGTAGTCGTTACGTACTAATACTACACTACCAGCTGGTATTTCGTCTAAGTCTATAGTATTAGTAGCGCTGTCCCAAAGGTCGCCAGTAACATAGCTAGGTTTATGTGTAGTTAGCGTACCGCTTCCAGCTTTATTATTTGTTAGGTCCGTCCAGGTGTCCGCTGTTAGGTTAATAGGTGTAGCCGTCGTAGCGGTGTCTTCGTAATAAGCAAAACCGCCTAAAGTATCGTATATGGCGTTTACGCTTGTTTTTATTTCGTTCACGTTAGCAGCAGTTACTTTGTATATTTCTGCTAGTGCGCTAGTGCTGTTATCGGTTTTATTTGTAAAAGTAATTTTAGCCATATTGCTGTATTTATGTTTGTAGTTCGCTTTGTAGTTCTGCCTGTAGTCCACCTGTAGGCGGTATTTGTTGTATTTTATTACTTAGTTCTATAATAGTCCTAAAGTATGTAAAGTCGTCGCTGTCTTCTGTTAAATAGTTTATACCAGCTACAGTACTAGTAAACACTTTAAAACCTTCGTCGTCTATATTAATATAGTCGGCGCTTCTGGTTCTTACTATTTTTAGTATTTCGTCTGTAATTAAATTACTATCTAGTTCGCCGCCACTATCGCCAGAAAACCTAGTAACGACTTCTAAGCGCGTTATAGTTTCTGTTATATAGCTGGTTTGGTTTTGGTTTATTTCGTCGTTAGAAACGCTGTAAATACGTATAAAGGGGTACGTAGCGCTGCTAGGTATTCTATTGTATATAGGTACTGTAGCACCGCGTAGGGTTACATTACCGTTTAGTTTATCTAGTAGGGCTTTACGTACTCTATGTATTACTTCTTTCATATATATTTTTTTAGTTTGTCGTCTAGTCTAAACATTAACGCCTTTAACGCTTCGCGTACACTAGGAAAAAAATACGGCTGTGGTTGTATATTTACTTGGCGCTTACCTTCGCCTTTAAACAGCATCTTAATTTCACTATCACTAAAACCTAAAGCTTTAGCGTCTTTAGTATTTATAAACCTACCAGTTCCGAATTCCTGGTAAGGCGCGTACTTTTTGTTATAACCTACTTCTGCGGTGTTACCTTTTTTAGCCATATATACAGACTGTTTTAGTTTGCCCTTATCTACAGGCACTTTTTGAGTGCTACGCTTTACTATGTCGCTAGCAGTTTTACCTACTTCGTTACTAAGTTCCTGGCGCGAAAACCTTTTAAGCTGCTTTAGCTTTTTGTCTAATATAGCCAGGTCGTTAGGGTTTATCTTTGCGTTCATTAGTCTATTTTAGTAGCCGTTAGCGTAGTATAAAAGTCTTGTTCGTGTTCTACTATACTATTTATTCTGTACTTAGGTCCAGCGCCTTCTATTTGTAGTAGGTCCTGGTCCTGTATTTCGTCTACTGTTTTTTTACGCATTACTAGTTCTATTCCTACAAAGTGCTGGCGCTGTCCGTTTTCGCTTTTTATATTGCCGTCTTTGTATGTTAGGTTAGCCCAGTATGTAGCTACAGTAGCTTGTGTAGAAGTAAAGCCGCCGTACTGGTCGGCTGTTTTAGTTAGCCTTACTACGGCTATTTGTGTATCTAGTTTGCCAGCGTCCATTATACAAACATTGTTTTATAGCTAGTTAAAAGCGCCTTAGTTTCTGTTGGTACGTCCTGTACTATAGTTCCTGTTTTATAGTCGCTGCGGTTATCATATAGCGTGCTTATGAATTGTAGCATAGCGTTTTTTATAAGGTCGTCGCTAAGCCCAGCTGTTACGTAAGTTATTTTAACATCTTTAGCGCTACCGCCGTCTAGTTCTATACGTTCGTTATCCAGACCTTTAACAGTATGTGCAGCTGTATTGCCTTCGGCAGTTACTGTACTTATACTAGCTATAGGACCAAAGGGTATATCTATTATAGCTTCTGTTTGGCTTAGGTAGTACGTTCTGTTCTTTGCTACTATATCGCGGCTTATATAGTTTTCGCACCATTCGCGCGCCTGTGTTATCATTCTAGTAATTAAACTATCGTCGGCGCTAGTGTCTATTCTAACGTAGTTTTTAACGTCGCTAGCTGTTAGTAGTTCGGTTCCTGTGGTGCTGTTAATTTTTATTTGACGCATCTTAAAAATAATTTCTGTAAAAATACGAAAAAAAAAGCGCCACTTTTTACAGTAGCGCCCTTAGAGAAACAAATGAAAAAAACAGAAAATTATAAATCAATCAGGGCAAAGTTATTAAAATTGTCTTTATACTTCCCTTGCATTGATAACCTTACGCTTCTTTGTTGATAATTAGGTATAATAAAAAAGCCGTCTAGTACTGTAAAGTAGATAGCAAAAAAGTCTACTTCGTCTTTTGTGTAGAAGTCTGTAGTACGCCTTAGTACTATATGAATACTATCGCGGTTAAATTTACGTTCGGCGCTTACGTTCTTTACTTGTATCTTATATAGCTTTAAATCGCGTTCTATAATACAGTCGTATGGGCTACTATCTAGCAAAGGCATAGATACGTTAAAACCTTCCTGTATAGCTTTTACGCTAAATTTATATTCTGCTAAGCAGCCTAGCTGGTTTCGGTCCACTTTGTTTTAAGTTGCTTCCACTAAGCTACAAAAAAAACCCCAGCAGTTGGCTAGGGTTTTTAACAATCTATAAAAATAAAAATGAATAAATCTACACTATTTAGCGCCAGTGTAGCGGCGCATTACGTTGCTAGCTTCTGTAAGCTTTTTTATAACCAGTATCTTTTGCGGTACTGGCAGCTTATTAAAACTATCCTGGTCAACCAGGTTTTTAAATTCCTGTAATATACTATTTTTTGTCATAACTTAATACACTTATTCCTAAAATAAACATAAAAAACGTACCTACTACGTCGTCGTATAAAGCTAGGTCGCGCAGTCCCAGCGCTAATAAACCCCAGCCTAGTATTGGTTTTATATACTTCATAGCCCTACCCATTTGTCAGCGTGCGCGCATAGTTGGCAAAACGTGCATACTAGTCCAAAAGCAGCTACGTATATTATTGTATCGAATATAAAATTTTCTAGTTTTCGTTTCATAATGTTATTATTTGTTTGGCTAAACTACAAACTAATTTTAAACTATGCAAATAGTTCTTAAACTTTTTTACAGGGTATAAAAAAACCCCAGCGGTTAGCCAGGGTTTTGTTTAGTGTCTAGTAATTAGTTACTAGGGTGTTTCAAGTGCAGCTTTGTCTACGCTAAAGTCGCCAGTTACAAAGGCGTTAGGTAGATAGTTAGTAAGTGC